CCCTAAAACAGCTAGCTAGCTGAATACGCAGAGGGTGCCCACAAACCGGACAAGGCCGGTACGGTGCTTGTGCGGATGGGAGTTTCCCCCCTTACCGCAGCAAGGGAGCCGGGCTCGTCCACGCCCGGCTCCCTTGCCTTTCGACCCCCCACGCGGCCGGCATGAGATTAGGTCACTGCGGACCTTACCGCGACAGCGCGGCCACCACAGCAGACAGCTTGTCCGGGGTGAGCACTGCCCGCAGGCTGTCCGCGATGGCGTCCGCGGACAGCGACGGGTGAGACAGATCGGACAGGCTCATGCCGGCGTCGGGCAGTGCGTCCACCGCGGCGGCAGTCTCGGCCGGCAGAAGCCCGATGCGGGCCATCAGGTCGTTGGTCGCGTCGGTGGTCACGTCGCGGGTGCCGTTGTGCAACACGTCCGGGTAGCGCTGGAAGGCACCTGCCGACTTCGTGCCGCCTGTCTGAGAACTCGGGTCGGTCAGCTGGTGATCCCACACGGCCTTAGCGATCTCTGCGGCTGTAGGCATGTCGTCATCCTTTCCGTACTTCGCGACCAGGCCCCAAGGGCTTGTGTCCTCGGAATACTGACTGTCGTACTCGAACGAGAAATGCGCGTGCTTGTCGTGCGGGTTCTCCCCGGTGTAGGCCTTCTTCGTCCAGTTCGGGGCTTCCCAGATGTACCGGTTGAAGATGATGTATTTCAGGCGTGGCTCGTTCTGCGGGTCACTGTTGTTCTTGCGGCACCGGGCCAGGATGGTGTCCACGCAGTTCTGCATGGTCACGCCCGACCTGCGTAGATCCTTGTCGACGTCGACCGCGTGAACCTCGTTGAGGCTGTCGGAGTCCTCGTCCGGGGTGGCGCCGGACTCGTCGGGGTTGTGGTCCGAGGATCGGCCGGCGTGCGCGCTGTCTCCGACCCACCCGTCCGATTCGGTGTCGCGTTCCGGGGCGATCGTGTTGAACTCTTCGCGCAGCTTCTTAGCTGCGGGGATGAGTACAGGGTTACCCATTGAGCTTGCCCTTCCGCCACGCGTCGATGACAGCGACCGCGGCACGGTCAGCGATCTCCTGCCGTTCGAGCTCGGACATGCCGTTGGTCTGCGCGACCACCGTGTCTAGCTTCCTGTCTTGCTGCTCGAGAGTCGCGGATGTCTTCTGCTGGTTACGGATGGCGAAGATAAGCCCAGTCGCCAAAGTGATGAACCCTGACGCCATGCCGACGATTGCGCCGTCAGACCAATTCGCCCATACCGCCAGACCTAGAACCATCGTAGTCAATCCGGCAACAATTACCGCGACCAGGAACACCAGCTCTTTGGTGACCTTCAAGGCTTCCCCCCTTGTACAGGTGAATCCTCAGCCTACGCCGGGGATGTGACTGTTCCTCACGTCGTCACTGGCAGCACTGATACGTCACGCAGATAGACATCACCCGACGCGGAGATCGATGTCTTGTGTTCTACCTGCACGTTGTACACGCTGCCCGGGGTCAGCCCCGACACGTCGCGGTGGCGTGACGCCTGCATCCGCGTCCCCGCGCCCGCGGCACCCGTAGCGGCCTGAACCGACTCGATAGACGAGTCATCGGTGGCGGCAGAGACAACCGTGCCGGCGCCGACGGTGCTGCCCGTACGCACGGACACCGACACGTGCACGCGGGCGCCGACCGTGTTGGATTGCATCCGGGCGCCCCAGAAGATCAGGACACGGCCGGAGGTCGGCGCCGTGAACGTCGTTCCGCACTGGTTAGCGCCGGGGATGAACGGCACCGAGTTGTACGCGAGCTCGTCGGCGGTTTCGGTGTCGCTGGCCATGGGCGTGTTATCGAGCGCATTGACGTTAGATCCTGCTCCCGGCATGGGGTGTTCCCTTCTACAGGCCCCGGCGTACCGGGGTGTTCACGTCGATCGGAGTGCCCGCGGTCTGCGCTTTGACGACGCCGTTCACGGAACGCACGACGGTAGCGGCCTGCGTGTACGGGCCGGTACCGGTCTGGGCGCCCATAGCCGTGACCGTGACCACCTCACCCCCGCACTTCACGTTGTACGGCAGATACGGGGCGCCCTCCCACCGGTCCCCGGGCGAGGTAGACGAGAAAGACCATGCGGTCTGTACGGCGTCGCGGGCCGCGCCCAGCGTGGTGGTGGCCGCGCCGCGCCGGCCGGCGCCGTCGTAGGTGCCGATGACCCGCGGCGCGTACGGCTCGGTCAGGAATTCGATGCGGTGTTCGGCCGCGCCGATGTTTTGCAGGATGCCCACGACCAGCAGGTCCACCGGCGCCGGTTCGGCGCCGGTCACCCTGATCATGTCGCCTTCACGGACCGCGTTACACGCTGTCTCGAGGCCGGGTTGCGCCAGGAGGTTCACCACTACCCGCTCATACCGCGGTTCCTCGAGAGTGCCCTTGGCCAGCTCCCACGACGCACGATCGGGCAACGCGAGATCGTTGGACAGGTTCACCTCGACCGTGGCTTTGTACTCGCCTATGCCGGCAGGGGGTGGTTGCAGACTCATCGGTCCGGCTGTGACCTGCTGGGTGACCTCGCCCCCGGTCCTGTTTTTGACCGTGACGCGGTTCTTTGATCCCTGGTCATCGATCGACTTTTCAAAGCCTCCAGCGTCGATGTCCGTGGGGTACGTCAAGGTCAGCACCGGGGTTTGGTTGTACATGTGCAGCCGGGTACGCATCGTCAGCGCGATATCAAACCGTTCGTCGTCAATACGGCCGTCTTCGGACGCGACTATCTCTTTCAGCAGGTTGATCACCGTGTCGGCGCGCTGCGGCCCCATCATCATGGTGTCGTTCGCGGCGCCCAGCGTGTACCCGGTCAAGCCGAGTTCGCCCATGAGGCGCACGAACCTCCAGCCGGCGCGCTCGTCCTGGTAGCCGTTGAAAATTTGCAGGTTGGCGAACGAGAACAGGTCTTCCGCGACCGTGGTCACCCCGCCGACGTGCGAGATCAGCCACCCGTCAGTGGTGGCGTTGCCGTCCTGACGCCACGAGCGCAGCCCGCCGACCGTGCCGGCGAACACCAGCGTGTTGTCGAACGTGATCACCGCGGAGTCTTGGAAATACCAGGCCATGGACAGCGCGACGTTGCCGCCTGACTGGTTGGCCCGGACCCGGCAGAACGTCCACTCAGCCGCGGGTGAGCCGACGTAGATCAGCGCGGTTGACTCCAGCACCGTGCCGTCGGTGTCGGTGACCTGTATGCGCCACGCGACGTCGTTCGCGGCCCACTCCCATCGCAGCCCGTTCGAGGTCGCCCACGTCATCACGGGGACGTACGTGGCGCCGACGGGCAACGCGTCAGCCTTCACCGAGAAGAACAGCTGCCATCCGGCCGTTGTCGACGCCGGGGTGAACTGCCCGGCCATGCGCGAGCCTGTGCGGACCTGCGCGGAACGTTCCGCACCTTGCGGCGATTCGCTCTGACCTAGGTCTACGCCGGTGAACGTGCCCGGCAGGCCGGCGCCGGAGTTGGCCAGGGTCAGCGCTGAGGATTCTTCCTCGAGAGGCCAGTGCCCGATGTTGGTTGTGCGGGCCGAGTAGGCGCGATACATCGGTGAGCGCAGCGGGTCAGACCACATGCCGATCCTGCGGAGCAGACCCTCAGCGACCAGCCCGACCGAGGCGCGGCCACGGACGCCCGGCGTGTGTTCGATGCTGCGCGTCGGGCGCCACGCAGACGCCTCGCTGTGTACGCGGCTGACGCCGTTGACCAGCACCCTGCAACGGGTGTTACGGCCGGCGATGCCGTACAGCGCCGACTCGGGGCGGGACGGGTCGTAGGCGAGGGTGTCGTTATTGATCTCCACCTCGATCTTCGTCGCCCGGGGAAACTCTGCGTACGGGGTGAGCCCCCGCTGAACGGTGGCGCCGGCCGCCGAGTACAGCGGCACGTCCGTCCAGACCCCGTTCAGCATCATCTGGAGGTCTACGTCCTGACTGGTCATCCGCGTACCGCCCCGTTGACCAGCCGCACCCCAAGGTGAGTGACCTGCCCGCCGCGTCGCTGCACAGCCCGAGCGATGATCGGCAACAGGGCGTCTCCGAGGTCACCGAGGTTGACCGGTACCCACTGCTCGCCGCCTGACGACGGGGCGATGGAGGACATGCGTTCACCTGCCTGCGCCATGATCGGCACTGCGGTGCCGCGGACACCGCCGACGACACCACCTGCGTGGAACGTCGGCAGGTTCGGCACGCTGATGGAGTTGCCGCCGATGATCGGCACCCACGACGGCACCGACCAGGACAGCCGGCCGATCGTGTTGTTCCACGCCCGGGCGATGGCGTTGAACGCAGCCCGGTACGGCGCGGTGATGAAACCTGCGACCTTCTTGAACGCAGTACCGATCCAACCGGGAATCTTTTTCAGGTAATCCCACGTTGACGCGGCCGTCTTCTTGATCCACCCCCACGCCGCGCCCCACGCCTTGGAGAACCAATCGGTCTTCTTCGCGATGAGCACGATGACCGCGATCAAGGCGACGATGCCGACGACCACCCACGTGATCGGGGACGCGAACAGGGCCGTGTTCATGAGCCACTGCGCTGCCGCGGCGACCTTTGTCGCGGCGGACATGACACCGGTCTGCACAGCGGACGCCGCGGCGGCGATCTTGAAGTTGTTCGTAGCGAAGACGCCAAGGTCCATCACACCGGTGAAGCCCATGACCACCGCGGATGCGCTCTCCATCTTGGCGCCGAACTCCCCGATAGCGGTGTTCTCGCCGAACGCCTCGGTCAGGGCGCCGCCGACGTCGCCGATACCTCCGGACAGCA